TGTGTCTGTAAAAGGTAGCTCTGCTAACCTTTTCGTCTTTGCAAGCCTGATACAGACTATATCCGTCTGTAATCTTGCTTATGATCTTGTTTTTCTTGTATTTGCTAATCGTCATTGTGTGTTTCTATGGTGTATATATTGTTGACTATATAGAGCCTGTGCCTTGTCGGTCTGTATGGCAAAAAAAAGACTCCCCTATACTGCTGTAACTTATATTTTGTTTTGTCTTTTGTACTGCTGTTCATTATCTACTATGCTGTATAACATTGTCTCAATATATAACTATAAGAGGATAAAATCTGCAACATAAAACATTAATAATAAAACTTTTTTTGTAATAATAGTTGACAATAATAAACCAATGGTTATTATAAAAAGCAACAACAACTAAACAAAGGTAAAAAACAATGAAAGTAATAAACATGACAAGTAACAAAGGCAATAAAATTGCTAACCAATTTATTATTGAAAATGAAATTGAAGATTTACACACAGAAATATATTTTCAGTCTTATGATTCAATGATAGCAAAAAAAGTAAAGAAAATGACAAGTGATTTTAATAGATCTCCAATAATGCAATATGAAGAAAAAATTTATTTAGATATTAAGTATTGGGATTATTCCGTTACTACTGGCAAGTATAGAAACATTTTCTTGAATGAAACTAAAAAAGAAACGGAAAAGAAAATAAAAGACGGAATTTACACTTTAACTAATTTGAACGATTAAATTACAACAACAATAAAGGAGTTAAAACAATGTTAGTAAATAAACTCTGGGAAAACGATTTAGAGTTTAGAAAAATTGCGACAAGTTATTTTTTAAAATTTGAACAAGAAATGCAAGATATTGACCAAAGATATGATTCTTGGGGAGGTTTTAAATATAAAAGCTGGTGGTATGATTTGCATTTATTTAGTGATGAAGACGGCGTAAGAGATTGTATTTACGGCGTTAAAATAAACTGTAAAGGAGACTTAGAAACTGATTTTGAGAATGAGTTAGTAATTCCAAAAATTTACAATAAGGATTTAATACAATGAATAAACATATCGATAATTTAATTAAACTTTATCAAGATTGGTTATTTAACAACGATATTTCTACACCATACTCAGCAGAAGAATTGCTTTTCGAAGGAACGATAAACAAAACTTTAACAAAGCAACAAAAAGAATTTCTGCAATCGTTTATTAATATCTGGTCGACAATAGATAACAAAGATTATGAGGATTAAACAATGAATAAAAAACTTTTAAAACTGCATATAGAAAATGCAACACCAAAAAAATATTGCTTTTATGAGATATTAAAACTAAACGCAGAAACTATTGTATTTTTAATGTTCTGCATATTCTTATATATAGTTTTCTTTATTATCTTTTGATAGAGCAACGAAACATGTTACAGGCTGGTTTATATCCTAAAAACTATTTTACTAGCCTGTAGCCTTCTTAAATCGTCATTAAACAACTAAAGGAGTAAATACTTATGACAATACAAACATTTACAGAAAGTATTTCTGGTACATCACAATTAAAAAATAGTTTTGATGCTTATAAACTTGCTTTGAAACTTTGTATTATTGCACCTGATGAAGTTAAAAAAAATCAGGCTTTAAAAATTGCTGAGAAATTAGAGCAGCAAGTAAGTAAAACTGGCATTGAACAGGCTAGAAGAGAAATCGAAGAGGAGTTAAGCAATGACTAATAGTAAAATAAAGATTCAAATAGCTTGGGGATCTGATCGAGATGAAAATAACATTAAAGACTACACTTTTGAAACAAAAGAGGAATATTTTGCTTTTATGAAAGGTGTTGAAGCTTCAAATGGCTGGTTAGATTATTCAACCATAGGAGATGGAGAAACTTTTGAAACTGTAAAAGAATGGAGAGAATACTATGACTAATACTGAACAACAAATATGTTTATGGTGCAGGGAAGATACTTCTATAGGCTCAGGTAAGTTTGTAAACAGAATACCAGCAAGTAGACAAGAAAGCATTGATGATGAATATGAAACTGGTTTTCAATGTGCAGATTGTCAAGCTGAAGAGTGTAGTGTTTGCAAGCAAAGTGTCATTGGATATTCATTTACAGAAAATTGTGATGTTATTTGTGATGAATGTATGGATGACAAAATGGTTTTTTTACATCAAGAAGACATGGTTAAAAAGTATGGTCATTTATTTAAAATTGATGCTGAAAACTTTGATTATGGCGGCGAGCAATGGGAAAAGTTTTTAGATAATCTGCGAGGAATAACTTTTGTTGACAGTCAAGAAGATGGTTACCTAGTGCAGGAGATAAAGCAATGATAAGAGAAAGCATAACCAAAGAACAGTATAAGCAAATTAGAACTAGGCTAAAATATACTCAAGCTGAATTTGCAACAGAACTGGGAATAGATAAACAAACAGTTTCCAGACATGAAACAGGAGAGAGAGGTATAAGTAAAACTATAGCTATCTTGATTGGTTACATATTCGAGAAACAAAAATAGGAGAGAAAGATGAAAGATTTTAGAACTTGTGAAAATTGTGAGCAAAACTTTTATTGGGATTGTGAAGGCACAGGAGAAAGTGATGGTATTTTAGATTTACAAGAGATACTTGATTGCTCAGAAACAAAAATTATAAAATGGGAAAAACAAAATCCTAAAATAGATTTATCTGCATATTTTTGTTGGACATGTACCAGTAAAATTGGAGATGAAATTGAACTTGGAGAGTAACGCATAGTATTACATACTAAGCATTGCATACTAAGCATAGTATAATATGCAATACATAATATACTATTAGAGCAATACTATAATATAGTTTATTAATTATTATAGTAATAGATACTAAGCATAGTATATGCAATGCTTAGCATACTAAGCATAGTATATAAACTATTATAGTACTAGCATAGTATAGTAATATGCCGTAGCATAATAGATTGGAGGGTAACATGGAAAGTAAAAATCACCAAGAAAAAATTATTATTTGTTTTAGATGCAAAATAAAAATGAATAAAACAGAACTAAAAGACGTTTATAAATGTCCAGCTTGTGCTTTGATAGAAGAGAAAGAGCAAGAAAAATGAGAGGGAAAATCCCTCTCATTCACAACAACTAATGAAGTAAAACTTCTATTACATACTACACGAACACGCAAAAATATCAATCATAAATACTATCTTTGTGAACATAGGTTGGTTGTCTGATAACTCTGCCATACTCTATTTCTTTGGCTGCTCTTGGATCATCTTCAAACCTATCCTGACTATCATCATATTTCTTTTTTCTTTTCTGCATGTCTTTGAAAAGCTGACGTAATTCATTGTACTCATTTCTTATCTTGCTTTTCTTTCCCATCTTCACTTCCTAGACTGCCATAACCACAAATGTCTATCCAGCTATCTATGTGCTTTTCATTCTGCACAAGTCTGGCTATTTTCAAAGCTATCATACAAAGATAAACCATTCTAACAGAAATTTGCACACCAATAATAGCTGACCATAACTTAGCTATCCTTGCATGATTATCATACGCATTGCCATAGTCTTTTGCTCTATCCCCAGTAACAAGAGACTTGGCTTTATCTAGTGCTTTGTTTCTATTCATAACTTTTCTAAATCAAAACTCATTTGTTTGTTTGATTTCTCCCACCTGATAGGTGTTTGCATTGCATCAATCTTTCTTGCCATACTCTCTGGACATTTCTTTTGATCTTTAAAATTTCTTGCAACATTAACAGAATCAGCAGATGCAAATGGATATTTTGTGCCACCTAATGATAAACCTCTTAGCATGTGAATGTTTGGTATGTATTTATACTTTTTTACAAGCTGATTAAAAACATAGTCAACTCTTTCACACCACTTCATAGATCCTACATTCCAATAATCACCACTGCTGCCAAAGCAAACTCTTGGGTATCTATCAATGAGAAAGTAAAGATAATTAATATCCAATGCTATATGCCAAACAGGAGCAGACAACTCTGCTGGATATGGAAACTGCAACAAAAGTTTTTTTTGCTCTGCAATACTTCCATCAATAATATCTGGAATGACACACCAATGAGGATGACCAAGTTTATCCTCTAACCAAGAGTAATATTTTTTATAATTAAGTTTTTCTCCGTTTTTAAAACTACTAAATGCACCATTATCCCACATGACAGATTGACCTATCTGCATACAAGTTTTTGCATCTTGAGGATTGTAAAAACTAACACAAAAATGTTTACCAGCCATTTTATAAAGCTGCTCTTTTGGTGTTAATGGTGTGCCATGATAGTGTATCACTCTGATATAACCTTTACTCCTAAATGATAACCTACTACTTGAACATTATCATACGCTGCTTTTAACAGATCAAACACTTCTTCTTGAAAATAAAATTCATTGTATATTCTTGTCTGAACTTTTTGAAATTGCTCAACTTCAATTACATCATCTGATTTTATTTCAACGTCATATATGTTTACAGATTTATCGTTAGGACAGCGACAAACTAATTTAAACTTGTAAGTGTGTGTCATTTTTTTTCCCCAGGTAATACCAAATAATTAATGCAGCAAGCATTTTACTAGCAAACATAGTTGTTGTAGCAAGTAAACTAAAGTTTCCAATCATCAACAAAAATATTGCACTATCTACAGGAGTTGAAAGCAAAGAACTAATCAATATTCTTTGATGCAAAGGTTTCCCTGTAAAGGTGTAAACTCCCCAATCTACTGTTTCAGAAACAAGAAATGCGACTAAAGATGCTACAGCTATGTAGGGATTAGCCATGATGTAACTCAAAAAAGCACCAATCAGCATTGCTATGAATACTCTATGACCTATTTCTTTTTGTGCAAAATCTCTTAAAATAAATATCAAACCAACGATTATACTCATTGGTGGGTACATTGTATCGTAAAAAGGTATCAATGGAACATAGACAAAGCCTACGTTTATCAATGCTATGGAAAGGATGTATGTGATTGTAAATTTATATTTTGTCATTTATTTTCTCCCTGACTATGTAAAACCAAGTGTCAATATCAACTTCACAAACTAGGTCTTGATTTGTAGAGAAACCATGCTCGAATACATCTAGCCTGATAACACACTTGATTGGGTGGTTGTTGTATTTGTAAATTAGAACTGGTTGCTTGTCTCCACAGTTACTTACTGCTTGCTCCCACCAGCTTTGTTTGTAGGTAGTGCCTTTTTGATATGCTTTACATTCAATTGACCAGCCAGGAATCTCTATATCTGCACCACCAACTTGATACTGGTCTAAGTTTCTTTTGGCATCATAACCAAGAGCATGTTTAATGAGTGAGCAAATCTTTCTCTCAAAAGATGCACCTTTGTCTCTACTGTTCGCCAACCATTCTCTCCTGTGCTTCTTTCATAAAATCATTAGCCTTTACCTGACCATCAGTAGCCAACTCTATCTTGTTGAGTGTATCAGGTCTAGGAAACCTTTTACCTTGCAACAGAAGAGTAATAGCAGAACGATCT